AACCCTAGAACCTTTGCGGCTCTAGGGTTTTCTTTGGTGGAGACTACTGGACTCGAACCAGTGACCTCCTGCGTGTGAAATATAGTATTATACTTTCTCAAAACATTGTAGAAGGGTCAAACCGAGTAATTTCAAGGAAAATTGAAACTTCAATCGAGGAAAAATCTCAAAAACTTTTTTAGGTTACTAACAAATTTCTAACAATTCTCGACTGCCTGTATCAATTCATCTGCGTCTGTATGCACATAGATATTTGCTGTGGTACTGTAATCCGCATGGCCCAGGATTTTTTGCAAGGTCTCCGGAGCCATTCCCTGTTTTCTTGCCCAGCTGGCGTAAGTGTGCCGAGTGCAATGCGGGTTTTTCTGCGGAATGCCCAGTTTCTTCAACAGAGGGTAGTAATCCCGTTTTCGGTAGTTTTCCGGGCGGTGCTGTCCGGTATATCCAGACAGGAGCAGCGGTCCGGTTGCCTGTTGGGCGAAATAGGCAAAATAGCCGCGCCCTTCTAGACGGATAGGAATGATGCGATTGCGTCCGGCCTCTGTTTTTTCTCCGCCTATAACATAGGCACCGTGGTAGTCCGCAAGAGGCAGTGAGAACAACTCCCCAATACGCATACCTGTATAAATTAGCATAAGAACGATTTTTGCCGTTTCGCTGTTATCAGCTTCCAGTTTTGCGATTTCTTGGTCTGTAAAGATGTCTTTTTCTTTTTTGACGTTTTCCGGGAGCCGGACGAATTTGGCAAAGTTGGTGGTGCAGATTTCCTCCCGGATGGCCCATTGTGACATCTGCGTAATCAACTGCTTGTACTTTGACACGGTGGAGTGCGATTTCTGCATGTGTGGGTCTAGGGCCAACTGAAAATCTGCTGTGCGGAGGTCCCTGAATTTCTTCTCGTGGAGCGGGGTAAACACAGCAAAGGCCCGATTGTATCCCTCAATTCCTTTTTCGCCGATCTCCTGATAATGCTCAGCTTTCCACACCTCAAATACCTCGGCAAATGTCATGTTGTACCGCTCAGACAAGTCCCGACCAGACAGTTTTTCCAGAGCCTCTGTAGCGTCTGTTTTGCGCTCATAATACCCGATGATTACTTTATTTTTGGCAGCTACCCAAGGACGGCGCCGCCGGCCGGACAGCTTATAAACTGTTCCGGTGCCATTCGCACGTTTCAAGGCCTTCCGTGGGGGAGTGCCAGTCTGTTTCTTTCCGCAGGCAGGACAGTATGTCGCCCCTTTAGGCAACTCCGCTTTGCAACGTATACAGTTCAAAAAGACACCCCCTTATAAGTACGCCGCCAGGGGAGACCTGACGGCGGGTTTTATACATAATACGGGTTTGGCTTCATCAAAATCGCAATCAAATCAATAATCCATCCAACAAAAAATAAGCCAGCAGTGAAGATATAGACAACCCCCACAAGTATTTTCCCTTCATAGAACTTGTGGGCGCCGACAAGCCCAAGGAAAAGGCAAAGGACAAAAGCTACCCATTTGTTTTTTTCTGTCCCTCTGTTCTCCATTTTAACATCAACAGAATTGGTATTTGCGTTGGTGTTGTTGATCACGACCGGCTGCTGGCTTGACTTCAAATCTTCAACTTGCTTTCCGCAAACCGGGCACACAACACAATCTTTATCTATTTGCTGGCCGCAATGCTTGCAAAATTTCTTGCCTGGCTGTAAAACTTCATTTCCCATTTTATCATCTCTCTTCTCTAAAAAATATTTTTTGTTGCACATTTCCGTGCATTTTTTCGACCTTATTTGCATATTATCAGATATACAATTTAGGAGGTGCCAAAGATGACTTTTAGAGATAAACTATTAGACCTGATTGCGCAACGCAAAGACCGTGAAGCGGCTCTGCTGGATGATATGCTCATAATCCACGCAGAACTGGAAAAACTAATTGAACAAGAAACCCAGTAATTTCCACAAATTTTCGGAGTATTTTTTCACTTGCGCGGAAGCATATGAAATGCTATACTACAAACACACTAGAACAAGTGTTCGAATGAAGGGAGCAACTGGAAGATGGATGAACGAGATGTGACTTGCGGTGAATTGCTCTGTTTGACAGAGGATGACAAAAGATTTTTAAATCTAGCAAATGATCCAGTTAGTCGGCCAAGTCTTCTGGCCCGCCTCCAAGAGTTAGGATTGCTTTCCGAGTTTCTGGCGGAAGAGAGTGGAACCACTTTATAAGAGATATATCTTTTTTACTTATCCCGTCTACCTTTTCGGTGGGCGGGATTTCTTTTTGTTCTATTGTCGTTTCTTCGCCCACTAATTCTTCATAGGTCATTTTGAGGGCGGATGCCGCTGCCATAAGCTTTCTTTTGCTTGGCTGGAATGTGTTCGTATTCCATTGAGAATAGGTGGCAGACGAAATTCCAGACTTTTCATAAAATTCCGTTTTGGTCATTCCAAGTTCTATTATCCTAAGTTCTATTCTTTTTAGAATTGTCGGAACATCCATAAAATACTCCTATTTTTGTGCAAAACATAAAAACCGAGAAAATGCTAAATCTAAGCTTGACTTTGCATAAAAACAAGAGTATACTAAGTTTAGCTTTAAGGGCAATGCAAAACCAAGCCCACAATTTAGCGGACTTCTAAATTTATTATATTAGGTGGCACTTCTATATTAAGTTAAGTTTGCTAAATTGTCAAGTAAAACTTAGTGTTTGGAGGTGAAATAGGTGGGTTTTAGAAACGCTAGGGTTAAAGCCGGTCTATCAGTTGCGCAAGTTATGAAAGCTTTGTCCGTTTCAGACGCGGCTATTTATCAGTGGGAGACAGGTGAAACTACACCAAATGCAAAGAGACTCCCTGAAATCGCAAAGCTCTACGGCGTCACCGTAGACGAGCTTCTTTCAGATCGGGGAGAAGAGTGAGGGGAGGTGAGAGAGATGGACAATCAGCAGATATTAGAGACGCTCGAAAAGCAGCTGCAACTACTTTCCGAGCGTTCCAAGAAGTGCATATCAGATAGCGACTTGGTAGCACTTTCTAATGCAATGCTTAGCATTAGTCAGTTGCTTTTAAATCCTTGAACCATCCAGATTTAGCTTTAATTCGGTGGTCTTTAAGGATTTCATAGTACGCTTCTTGATACATAGTATGAATTTCTGACGGTGTTTTTTCTCTAAGGTCTTGATTTTGCAGATAAAGCATCGCAAGTGCCTCTGCATAGCTATCAGGAAACGTCTTGAGAGTTTCATTAGACATAAGGCTCACCCCCTTTCTCCCCTCATCCTATCACATTCAGGGAGAAAGGACAATAAAGATGCCCCCGCCAGTGCCGGAAACACTGACGAGGGCTGCGGAGACCTATTGAAAGCGCCAACAGGCCCGCGAGGTTATTATACACGCCTCCGGGTCAAATGACAAGGAGGTTTTTATGAACGAAAAAGACAGCATTCGAGCCCTTGAAAGGCAGGCAAGGAACACCAATCGTCTTATGGACAATCTCTGTCTCGCCTGGAAGGGCCGCACATGGGAGGAGGCCCACATGAAATACTCATTTGAAGATTACCGCAAGGCGCTGGAAGGTGCTGGCCCCAAGTTGAAGGAGCTGATTCTGGACCGAGCGGCACATGATCCTGGCATCGGTTTGATGGAACTGAAAGAGCTGGTGTCCGGTGCATACCCGGAAGATGTGTAAAAAATCCCGCCTGACCGTTACCAGCAGTCAGACGGGCAAGGATTGAGCGAGTACAAACAATCCCTTTGGATACAGTATATCGCCTCCAGAGGGAGAAATCAAGGAGGTTTTTATGATTGAAGCATTGACAGCAGCTGAAGCAACAGAAGTCCTTCGCAATGCGGGGCTGCGTATTACTCCTGAGACTATCCGGGAGGGCATCCAAAAGAAAGTTTTCCCGTTCGGAGACTGCGTAATGGCCGAGGACGGCAAGAAAGTCAAATGGTGTTATATCTATAAGGCTTTGCTGGATCGCTGGATCGCGGAAAGAACGGTGAGCGCATGAGCTTTGAAATGGGCGTAGAGGCAGTAATCACCATCATCGGAACAGTCAAGGTTGCCGGATGGTTCATGCGCTTCCTTTCCTGGATGGAGGGAGAGCGGTGAAGAAACTGACACGGGAAGAGCGGCGGCGCCGGAGCCAGAGGCGGCAGCTGATTACATATCTTCTGTTCCTGCTTCTGCTGCTGGCGTGGCTGGGAAGCTACCTGATTATGACGGTGGAGGCAGAACTGCCCGCCATGTACAAGCCGGAGCCCGCCACGCAGGACGGCAGCCTTCCCGGTGATGATACCCCGGCTACCACTCGCTGTTATCTGACAGGGGAAGAGATCGAGGAAAACGAGAATGAGCTTATAGAAGCTGCTTTGCTGGCCCGGTCTCACAGGCTGGAAGATGTCATCATCACCTTTTACTGCTGCGAGGAACGGCCTCACATCTGCGGGACTGGGACAGGCATCACAGCCAGCGGACGGCGCGTGACTCCGTATGTGAGCTGCGCTGTGGACCCTGATGTAATCCCGCTTGGGAGCACCATCATGATCGAGTACAACGGCGAGATGGTTTATCTGAGAGCTGATGATACCGGTCCGGCAGTCGAGGGGGACCATATTGACATTGCCGTCAAGGGGCACTCAGAAGCTTTATCCCTGGGCGTCCAGACGGCAGACATTTGGTGGTGCGAAGAATGAACGCACATGCGAAACGCCCAAGAGGCGAGTTAGGTCCCTGCCCAAGATGCGGCCTGTATTCCGGCCAGCGATTGGCAATCGAGGGCAACCCGGATATGTTCCTGGGGGCCTGCGACGCCTGCGGATGGCGAACTCGGAAATTTACTGATATCAACCACGCAACAAGGTCTTGGAATTATGCGAAGGAGTAGAAAAATGGAAGAAACATTTTATATCCAAGTGGACCAGGAGCACAACGTCTGGCAGTGCGAGACCTGCCGGGGCTTGGAGCAGTTTGAGGCGGACGGCCCACAGGAAAACGGCTGGAGCTTCTGCCCCTATTGCGGCCGCAGGATCAAGTATCATGTACCGCTGTGAAACCTGCGGGGCGTCTTTTGACCAACCGTTTATAAAAATCAGCACAGAAATTATAGATTGGGACGGAAACCGGGAAAAGCACAAGAAAGTTGTCTGCCCAATCTGTTTTCTGCCGTATTTCAAGGAGGAAGCCGATGAACGAACTGATTAAGGTCGTGCAGCTCCCAGTTATAGAGGAGCAGCTGCGATCTATGAAAGAGGCCGTGGACAAGCGCGTAGAGGAGGCGCTGTCCCTGGTATGCACCGAAGAAACTATCCAGACTGTAAAAAGCGCCCGGGCGGAACTGAATAAGGAGTTTCAGGCGTTGGAGGAACAGCGCAAAGAGGTCAAAAAGGCCGTACTTGGCCCCTATGAACGGTTTGAGACTGTCTACAAAGAGTGCGTCAGTGACGCCTTTAAGACAGCGGACGCGGCGTTAAAAAGCAAGGTGGATGCCACCGAGCGAGAAATTAAGCAGCGCTGCGAGGACGGCCTGCGGGAATATTTCGCAGAGCTGTGTGCCGCCGAAAGAGTGGATTTCGTCCAGTATGAGCAAGCCGGTATTGTTGTGGATATGGCGTCCGCCAAGCAGAAAACGCCCAAGAAGCTGCGGGGAAAATTGGCGGATTTCGTGGCCGGAATTGCAAGGAGCATGGAACTTATCTCCGGCATGGACGATGCAGAGGAAATCATGGTGGAGTACAAGCGGACGCTAGACGCTTCGGCGGCTATATCTACCGTGCAGGAGCGGCACCGGCGCATCGAGGCGGAGAAGGAGGCCCAGGCGCTCCGAGAGGAGCAGAGAGCGCGGGAGGCTGAGGCGGTGGCGAAAGTGGAGGCCGCTGCGCCTCCTGCTGTGGAGCCGCCTGTGGAGGCCGAAAAGGTTTACCGTTGTTCCTTCTCCGTCGTTGCCACCAAAACGCAGTTAAAAAAGCTGAAAGAATTTTTGATTCAGGAGGGCATCCGCTATGAGTAACGAGACCAAGAATACTGCAGCTATTGCAGAGTTTGAGGGGAAGAACAACGTGGCCCACCCTGTTGGGACGGAAATGGCGGCCAGTCGGGAGGCGCAGGAGGTCCAAGTGGCTATGATTGCCGCCAAGAAGTTCCCCCGTGACGAAGTCGCCGCCTACAACCGAATCTTGCAAGACTGCCAGCGCACCAGCCTTGCGGAGAAGGCTATGTACGAATATCCGCGCGGAGGACAGGTCATCACCGGACCATCTATCCATCTGGCCCGTACCCTGGCAAGAGGCTGGGGAAATGTAGATGCCGGTTTCAAGGTGCTGGAGCAGACAGCAAAGAAATCCACCGTTATGGCATACTGCTGGGATTTGGAGACCAACTACCGGGAAACAAAGGTATTCGACGTTCCGCATATTCGAGAGACAAAGAGGGGGGCCTATCCCCTCACGGACCCCCGAGATATCTATGAGATGGTGGCTAATCAAGCCGCCCGCCGTGAACGCGCCTGCATCCTCTCGGTCATTCCAGGCGATGTGGTGGACGCGGCGGTGGGCCAGTGTAATGTGACTCTCGCTGGAAATGCGAAGATGCCTCTGGTGGACATGGTGAGAGCACTTGTGAAGAACTTCCAGGAGCAGTACGGCGTGACGGCGGAGATGCTGGAGGCTTACATCGGCTGCAAGAAAGAAGCCTTTTCGCAGCAAAGTGTTATTCGTCTCAAGAACGTCTACAACGCTATTCGGGATGGATCGGCTGGTGTCGAACAGTATTTCGATATGTCCATTGCCTCCCCTGTTAATCCGGAGAAATCAGGTTCTGAGAGCAATGCTGATAACGCGACTGGAGACGGCGGCAATGAACAGGTAAACCTCGATGACCTATAACATTATCTCCACCGGCTCCAAGGGCAACGCCGTGGTGATTAACGACCGTATTCTGATTGACTGCGGCATACCCTTCAAGGCTCTGGAGCCGGTCAAGAAAGACCTGCGGCTGGTTTTACTGACCCACATCCACAGCGACCATTTTAACCCCCGTACGGCGCGGGCACTTTCAAAAGAGCGCCCCGCCCTCCGATGGGGGTGCTGCGAGTGGATGGTCGGGCCGCTGCTGGAGGCCGGGGTGGACAAGCGGCGGATTGATGTGCTTGACCCGGCTATCCCTGCATTTGAAATGTACGGGAACCTCTGCTCAATCCGTCCGGTGATGCTTACACATAATGTACCAAATTGCGGCTATCACATATTGTCCAATGGCGAACGCCTTTTCTACGCCACAGACACTGGTACCCTGGACGGTATCGAGGCCAGGTGCTACGACCTCTACATGGTGGAGGCAAACCATACCAGAGCCGATCTTGAGGCTCGTATGGAGGCCAAGCGAGCCGCCGGAGAGTTCTCCTATGAGTGGGCGGCCGCACAGAACCATTTGAGCAAGGAGCAGGCCGAGGAATGGCTATACCAGCAGATGGGGCCGAATAGCCGCTATGTGTTCCTACATCAGCACCAAAGAGATGATTTCAAATGAGCCATTGCGGGTAGTGCCGCAAGCAGGTTCATTGAAAGGCGGGAAAATGAGCACAACATATCTCAAACTCTTTGTGGACTGTCTGGAGAAGTACCAGAAACTCAATGATACTGAGTTCGGAAGACTGGTGAGAGCTGCCCTGCGCTATAAGGCAACGGGAGCAGAGCCGGACGACCTGGGCCGGGAGGCATTGCTGTGGGATGGTATGCGGCTGGACATAGACAGAGACAATGAGTCTTACCACACCGTCGTCGAAGCCAGGGCATCGGCTGGGAAAAAAGGCGCTGCAGTTCGATGGCAACGGCAGAAACAAGATGGCAAAAATAGCAAATGCCATTTTGCTAATGGCAAAAATGGCCAAGACAAAGAAGAAGACAAAGACAAAGAAAAAGATATTACTCCCCCTACCCCCTCTGCAACGGATGGGGCTGCCAAAAACTATTGGGGGTTTGACCAGTTTTGGGATGTTTATCCCAAAAAGTCAGCCAAGAAAGACGCTTTTGACGCCTGGAAACGGGTAGACCCTGATGAGGTACTGGTAAAGCGGATTTTGGAGGCTGTGAAACAGCAAAAGCTGTGGCCGCAGTATTCCGGGGAGAACGCAAGGTATTTTCCAAGCCCGTCAAAGTGGCTGGATGGCGGCTGCTGGGATGACGAACCATTAGCCGGGGAGGAGGACCCGTATGCCAAATTTACCTGATGCCTCCGCCTGGTTGCTCTACGACGAGACCGCCATGGACACCCGGAAAACGCTGTGGTTCGTGGCGGACGCCCAGGACGTGACCGCCATGGACAACCAGAACGCCGTGTGCCTTGCCTGTGGGACAGGATTTGAGAACTTTCGGGACGCACAGCCGTTTCTGAGTGCCTTCCCATCTGTGTTCCTGGCTTTATCTGACCGGGAGACGGCGGAAGCTGTGGCAGACGCCCTCAAAGAATACGCGCCATCTGTGGCCGTGCTGCTGCCGAAGGAAGGAGCCTTCGGGAAATGTTCCCGTATCCGGGACGTGCTGGCTTCCGGCGGGAGAAAGGCCATGGATCATCTGTTGCTGGGCGCCGTGGAACAGCCTATGGACGGTCTGTTGGACCTGGCGGACGTGGAGCGGAGGGACCCCGGCGCATCCGTTGCCGTCATGTCCGGCCTGAAAGCCCTGGACCAGTCCATCGGAGGCTTTGCCCCGTCAGAGCTGTCCGTCTGGACTGGAAAGCGCGGCAGCGGCAAGTCCACGCTGCTGTCCCAGCTGCTTCTAAACGCCATCGACCAGGGCTTCCCGGTCTGCGCCTACTCCGGGGAACTGTCGGCCTGGCGCTTCAAGCAGTGGGCTATGCTGCAGGCCGCCGGGGCCGGGCATATCGAGCCGAAGCGGGACCCGGTGTCCGGGAAGCTGTATTACTACACGCCGAAGGAGATCGCGGACCGGATCGACGGTTGGTGGAAGGGCAAGTTTTTCCTGTACGACAACCGGGTGGCTGGTGCTGGGGACGAGGACAGCATCATTTCCGTGTTCGAGTATGCCGTTCGCCGGTTCGGCTGCTGTGTATTTCTTGTGGACAACCTGATGACCGCCCGATTCAGCGACCAGAGCGACAAAGATTTTTACCGGGCACAGAGCCGGTTCACGGGGCGGCTGGTGGAGTTCGCCAAGAAAAACGAGGTGCACGTGCATCTGGTAGCACACCCCCGGAAGGGCGACAACGACAAAAAGAAGCTGCTGACCGCGGACGACATCGGCGGGTCGGCGGACATCACAAACCGGGCGGACAACGCCTTTTCGCTGGAACGGATGGAAGAAAAGGACATCGCGGCCTATGGGTATGACGCCGGGCTGAGCATCCTGAAAAACCGGTCCTACGGCTCAACGGCAAACATCCAGCTTTGCTACGACCCACGGAGCCGCCGGTACACAAAGAAGGGAGAGAGCGATGGAGTCTACGGCTGGGAACGCTGACTGGACCGCCTATGAGCGGGAGAAGAAAAAGCTCCAGGAATTGCCGCCGGACGAATACGAGGCAGCCCTGAAAGAGCTGGCAAGGAGGATGGGAATTTGATTTTTGAAATTCCGTATCCGCCCACCAAACAGGGAAAAGCGGCCTGGAACAAGCGGTTTGGCCTGAATGCGTATTATGCCGGGAAACATTGGTCACAGCGGAAGCGGGACGCAGAAGAACTCCACTCTCTGGCGCTGTGGTCCATGAAAAAGGCACATATCCGAAAACAGTTCGTCAAAGGCCCTGTCGAAGTCATTTTTCGCTGGAACGATGGCCTGGACGTGGACAATCACGCCGCCATGGGTAAGGCATTTTTAGACGCCATGAAAGGCTACATACTGCCGGACGACAACCGGGAATGGGTGCGGAAAGTGTCCCATGAATTTTGGGAAAACGATAGCATACAGGTGGAGGTAAGGCCCTATGGGCGAACTTGAACAATATCTAGTCCCCATCCGACGGTATTCGGCCAACCCCTGCATGGATTGCTGCTTCCCGATCAGCCAGTGTCCATGGTTGCGTGAGGAAAAGCCAGTACCGGGCTGGACGGCCAAGAAACGGACGTTCATTGTTGGGAGAAACCGGGGCGGGCGGAAAACATGGGTGACTACATACGCCATCGAGAGCTGCCCGCTGGAAAGGAAGAGAGCATGATGGATGATACAAAGCGCGCCCTGCTGGGCGGCAAAGAGGCGGCGAATCTTACTCACCTCTCCCTGTTCTCCGGCATCGGTGGCCTTGATCTGGCGGCGGAAATGGCTGGCTTTAAAACCGTAGGACAATGCGAGTGGGCGGACTATCCGACAAAGGTGTTGGAAAAGCATTGGCCGGATGTGCCGAGATGGCGGGATATTCGGACACTGACAGGAGAGAGTTTTTATGAAAGAACAGGAGTGGAAATCCTGGACTGCGTCTCAGGTGGTTTTCCATGCCAACCTCATAGCCTTAGTGGAAAACGTTTGGCATCTCATGATGAGCGTGATCTTTGGGGAGAACTGTTCCGAGTCTTTTGCGAAACTCACGCAAAATGGCTCGTGGCAGAAAATGTACCAGGGCTTCTATCAAGTGAAGATGGAAGGTTTTTGGGACGAGTTCTCCGAGACTTGGCCAGCGTGGGGTGTGATGCGTTCTGGTACTGTTTCCCTGCCCACGCTGCCGGTGCAAAATTTTGGGGTGAGCGAGTCGCAATTGTGGCCACACCCAATAGCAAGCGATTCGATTGCTTGGATAAAGTGCAGAGCATCAAATCCAAGGATCAGCATTGTAAAGTCATGGAGTCGGCATGGCCAAGACAGGCCTATCTACGATTTCATGTGGAACGGACTGAGCGCGACACAAGCGGCGGAGTACCACGAAATGATGATGGGATTCCCACCGCACTGGACAGACTTAAATGCCTCGGAAACGCAGTAGTCCCACCGCAGTTCTATCCGGTGTTTCAGGCCATAGCGGACATAGAGAGGGGTATTGTACATGGATGATATCAAATTAGCCATGCTCGGAAATAAAGATGCTGCGAAGCGGCTGACGGATGCGGGGGTGCTGCTGCCGTGTCCACACTGCAAGGGACGTGCGGTACTGGTAGAAGGGACACTTCAAGCACCAGGGAAATACAGTGTAGTGTGCGGTGAATGCTTTTGCGCTACAAAATGGTGCATTTTAAAAGAGGATGCTATTGGACGGTGGAACGCCCGCGCGCCGATTCTGAGCGCGGAGGAGTTGGAGATGCTGGATGAACACTGATGTGATGTTTTCGAGCAAAACGGATTTATGGGAGACACCGCAGGAGTTTTTTGACGCACTGGACGCCGAGTTTCATTTTACGTTGGACGCCTGCGCCCTGCCGGAAAACGCGAAGTGCGCCCGGTACTACACCCCGGAGCAGGACGGACTCTCCCAGCCCTGGACGGGCGTTGTGTGGTGTAATCCTCCCTATGGCCATAATATTGGACAATGGGTAAGGCGTGGGCTATTTGCTTGCGCTGCTGGGAATACCGTTGTAATGCTTCTCCCAGCGAGAACAGATACGAGGTGGTTTCACGACTACATACTTGGGAGGGCAGAGATCCGTTTTGTGCGTGGGAGGCTGAAATTTGGCGGGAGCAAAAACAGTGCACCGTTCCCGTCAATGGTGGTTGTGTTTCGGCCGGAATCAGAAGGAGATTTGAAAATGGAACATCTCCGTTTTTGCGGTTCCCTCAACATTGCTTGCGGCCATGCCGGTGAGCAGGGATTCTGCACGCTGACCAGATGCCCCGTGGCCTGGACGAGTTCCAGGCCATGCGGAGGCACCAAGGGCCAACAGGGCCAAAGGGGCGGCCGGGCGGACACGGAAATGTGGGAGGCAATATGAAGAAGTCAACGTGCAGGGGCTGCGGGGCGCCCATTGTGTGGATCAGAACGGCGGCCGGGAAATCCATGCCCTGCGATGCGGAGCCGGTGCTGTACAAGGCCCGGGAGGGCGCGGCGGGTAAGATCATAACCGGGAACGGGACGGTGCTGTCTGCGGACATCGGCGGACTGGCCGCATTTGAGCCTGACGGCGTGGGGCATGTGAGCCATTTTGCCACATGTCCGGCGGCGGAACAATTTCGGAGAAAAGGGGGCGATGGACGGTGAAATATAGAAAGAAGCCAGTCGTAATTGAAGCTGTCCAGTGGACCGGAGAAAATCATGCAGAAATGTGTGAGTTTATCGACCCGGAAGTATTGGAGATCAAGCCGAAAGAGGGGGTTGTCATCCGCACCCTGGAGGGCGAACACCACGCAAGCCCGGGTGACTACATCATCAAGGGCGTAAATGGAGAGTTCTACCCGTGCAAACCGGGCATCTTTGTAAAGACCTATGAGTCCGCCGCCCTCACCCCGCCGAACGAGCCACTGACGCAGGCAGACCTTGATAGCATGGACTATGACAAGGTGTGGATTGACTATGAGGACGGCACCGGAGAATGGGCACTCGTGTGTAACGGCTATATTTACAGCATAGACACCCTGGAGGGAGCAGGGCTGGACTTTGTGGATTACATGCGAGGCGAGAGGTTAGAGCATCATGGCTATAAAGCATACCGCCGCCCGCCGGAGGGAGAAGCCAATGCCTGAGCACATCCTATCTCTGAGCTACGGAAAGGACTCATTGGCTTGCCTGGGAGCTATCGAGGAGCTTGGTTGGCCGCTCGACCGTATCGTCCACGCCGAGGTGCAGGCTACGGACACGATTCCTGCTGATCTTCCGCCGATGGTGGAGTTTAAGTCAAAGGCGGACAAAATCATCAAGGAGCGGTGGGGCATTGAGGTGGAGCATATCAGATGCAGGAACACTTACCAGGATATGTTTTACCGTCGAAAGAGCATAAGAGCAAAACGGAATCCAGGGAAAATCAGAGGATGGCCCATGAGAGGCGGACCTGGCGGCGCATGGTGTCAGGGGGATGTAAAGATGCCCGCACTTCGGAAAATAAAGAAACACGGGGATGTTATATACTTGGGTATCGCCAGCGACGAACCGAACCGATTTCACAGCCTGTCCGACACTAAGAAAAGTCCTCTTGTAGAAGTCGGGTGGACGGAAGAAGATTGCCGGAAATGGTGCGAGAAAAATGACTTGCTTTCCCCGATTTACACCACGGCAACGCGAGGTGGGTGTTGGTGTTGCCACAATCAGAGTGTAGGACAGCTCAGGCTTCTTCGGAAGAGCTACCCGGATTTGTGGGCGCTGATGCTCAAATGGGACAGCGACAGCCCGGTGACATTTCACACAAACGGCCACACCGTCCACGACTTTGACAGGCGCTTCCAGATGGAGGACGATGGGCTGATCTACCAAGACGATAAAATTTTCCGATGGTCAATGCTAAATGAGGAGCTGAACTATAGATGGTTTTGAGCGACGAAAAACGCGCCCTGCTGGGCGGAAAAGAGGCGGCGAAGCTATGAGGGTATTGGTAGCGTGTGAGGAATCGCAGGAGGTCTGCAAGGCGTTCCGGGCGCTGGGGCACGAGGCGTACAGCTGTGATTTGGAGCCGTGCAGCGGAGGCCATCCTGAGTGGCACATCCAATGTGACGCGTTGGAGATGCTGAAAATGCAGTGGGACATGATTCTGGCGTTTCCGCCTTGTACATATCTGTCGAACGCCGGAGCAAAACACCTGTTCAAGGGGGGCGTTCTCAATCAGGAGCGCTATCGGACAGGGCTTGAGGCAAAAGCATTTTTCTTGAGGTTTCTGAATGCCGACTGCCCGCACATCTGTGTGGAGAACCCAGTATCCAGCAAGATTTATGAAATGCCGCCGCACACCCAGGAGGTCCAGCCGTGGATGTTCGGACACCCGGTTCAGAAAAAGACCCGCCTGTGGTTGAAAGGACTTCCTCCTTTGGAGCCAACTAACATTGTTGACCCGAAATGCAGCTGTCACGAAGCTGGAACATGGTTCATGCGAGGTGGGAAAGACCGACAGAAGAATCGGGCCAAGACCTTTCCAGGCATAGCTCAGGCAATGGCAGAACAATGGGGAGAAATTTGTAATGGATGACGTCAAATTAGCCATGCTCGGAAATAAAGATGCTGCGAAGCGGCTGACGGATGCGGGGGTGCTGGTGCCATGTCCTATGTGCAGAGGACAGGCAAGGGTGCGGAACGAACGTTACTATCAGCCAAATGTCCGCAGAAATGTGATCTGCATGAAATGTTTTACGAACAGCGGATGGTATAAGACGGAACACGAAGCCCGCCTCGCCTGGAACACCCGCGCACCGATTCTGAGTGCGGAGGAAATTCAAAAATTGGAGGAGAACACATGAAATCTGCAAGGATTTACACCAATGACCTGAACCGGCTAATTGCGGCTACCAAGTCTTTTGTGAGTGATAGTGATCATCGACCCTGCAACCAGTACATCAAATTGGAGTTTCATGCGGCAGACAATCAGGTCGTGGCAATGGCCGTTGACGGATATCGGATGTCTGTAGAACATTCCGTTATCAGTGATTGCGACGAGGACTTTGTGGCGTTCATTAAGAGCAATACCAAACTCCGCAATAAGCAGTATGCAACCATCTCTCTGACCGAGGATGGGAAAGAGGCTGTAATCCGGTGCGGTGGGTTCTCGTTCGGATATATCCAGCCGCAGGACAGCGGATTTGAATGGGAAAAGGCAATCCCAACCAGCGAGGTAAAGTATCGAATTGGCTTCAATGGGAATTACCTTCTGTCTGCATTGCAAGCGGCGAAAGTCTCTGCTGACGGCAGTTTTAGGCAACCGGTCATTTTAGAATTTCGCAGCAATATTGAGCCGATTCTTCTCCGTACCAATAAGGAGGACATTAAGATGGTTCTTCCTGTTCGTATCAAGGAAGATTGAGCGGAGGAGATGAAGATGCTGGAGGGGATGGAATGAAGATCGGAGAGCATTTTGACATCGGAGAACCAGCTTTGCAAATCAGAACAGACGAGGATGGAAACACTGTAGCCTCTGCAATGAGAAAGGCATTTGTCCTCTGGAAAGAAGATGTTGACAACTACATCATGGACGAGATCATCAAGATGTGCAAGGAGAATGGAATTACAGACCTGTATGCGCTGAACCGGGATTTCATCCTGTCGGCCATCAGGGAGAAGATGGAAAGGGAGGCCCAACTATGAAGCTGGAAGAAGCGATAGTCTATTTTGAGTCGTTGCTGAAACGTTTTGAAGAAATGCGCGAGACCGAAACATCCTACTGGGGAAAGGTACACACTGAAACAACCATAGAGGCTATACGTACTGCCCTCGCCGCCCTCCGCCCTGTCAGCCGGGAGCGGGTGGAGAAGGTGTTTCCGGGGTGTCCTTATTGCAAGCCAGATTCTGAGGGATATGTGCAAAAATTTGGGGCATACAGCATCCTGAACGGGGAATTGAAAACAGGGCACTGTAAGCCACAGAAAATCAGTTTTTGCCCGCATTGTTTCCGCCCGCTGACGGAAGAGGCCGTGGAGATGGTGATGGAGAAAATTAACAATATGGAGGAAATAACAAATGAGCATTGACTGCAGATATTTTACCAACGGGACGAAAACCGCATACACATTGAAGCATACTGATACTGGGATGGTTGAGGAATTTGAAAAATTCGAGGAAATCCCGGTAGGAGTTCGAGAGCATTTTAAGCGGTTGACTACGCCGAAGTTCTGTGGCCCTGACCTCTCTACCATTCTTGGGCTAAACAGTGTATTTTACCCTGATTGGCCGAAAGCGTGTGGACACCCTGACTATCAGGGGAAACGGTGTATAGCTGAATCCTGTAAGTATGCAGACGAAGCGGGAGGATGGGAAAAGTGCCTGTATTTACAGAGTGGAAAAGGGGCGCTGAACGATGCGGATTGAGCGCAAGCGCTATGTGGTCATGCGGAAAAACAGAACAGAGGTCTGGTGCGGTCTAGCAAAGCATTTTAGTTTTCGTCCCATATCGGAAATAAGAGACGTTTCCGTAAAGACATATCGTTCTGAGGCGCAGGCTAGAAGCGGCTGTTCTTCGTGGGACAAAGACTTTGAAGTCGTTCCGGTAATCGAGATGATTGCGACTGAGGAGGCGCTGAAAGATGGAAGAGTTTGATTGCAAGAAGTGCCTGCACGAAAAGGTATGTGCGCTGTGGGCGAGCCGAGAATCGCAGAACGCAAGCTGTTTCTGTACGGATGGGTGTGATTACTTCACGCCCACCCTCACCCCGCCGAACGAGCCGCTGACGCTGGAGGAACTGCGGGAGATGGACGAGCCTGTGTGGGTTGCCTGCAAACCCATCGAGGGCGGGAACGGGTACTGGTGTCTGTGCCAGCATGGGCATATCATCACACCTGCAGGTAGCATTTACAATGTAAAGGAAATCCCGCATTGGGTGTTTTACCGCTGCCCGCCGGAGGGAGAGGATGAAACATGACAAACGCAGATAAAATCCGGGCCATGAGCGACGAGGAACTGGCGGACATTTTTCTCAGAGCCGACTTTTGTAAGTGTTGTGAGCATGAAAAAGGCGGAGTATGCAATTTCATCTGTGCTTATCCAAACATTCCGATTTATGAAGGGTGCAGGCAAGCTGCATTGAAGTGGATGAAGCAACCAGTGGAGGTGGACACCTGATGGACATTGAGAAGCTGATTGAGCAGCTAAACGGATATTTTGAAGGGAAGGACCTGAAAAGAGGCGTTGCACTTGATGGCGCCACCACCCTCTCCACGCTCCGGGCCGAAAACGAGCAGCTGCGGGCCGAGCTGGAACAGGTGAAGCGGTGTATTGAAATTGTAGAAAATCAGAGAGATCAGATGAAGCGGGAGAGGGATGCGGCAGTAGAGGACCTGCACAAACTTTGCCCCGCATGGAAGTGGGACGGCGAGGAGGGCTGACATGAAAAAGCGTAAATACTACCGAAAGTGCGGTATCTGTGGGGAACGGTATGAGCAGAGCGAGATGGTGAGAGATGAATGTTCTCCCACTGGCTGGATTTGCTTTGACTGTTGCATGGGCGTACACCCGGAGTATGAGGAGGACTGACATGAAGCGGCTGACATACTTTGACGGCGGGAAATGGCGGCTCAAAATTGGCAACACCGAATATAGCGGTAAAACCGTTTTCCTGACCCGCGAGGAGGCCGCACTACGGAGGGAGCAGGATGGTTGATTGGGCAGTCATTAGGAGACTTGGGCTTTCCTTCCCTGGATGGTTCATCAACGCCCAGGGGGAGTTTATCGCCCACCAAAAGGCAAATGTGTATTTCAATATCAGCACTTGCAAGAGCGAACTGGATGTAAAGTGCAAGGTGTTGGAGTGGTTTTCCCGCGCGGCTTGTAAGTCCACGCCGTTTCGCCGTGCAGTAGATAATACAGCCCTTCATATTTTCTTCCTGAATGGTATAAATCAATATCTTGACACTAGGTTCAGTGTGGAGGATATGCGAGAGATTTACACTTATCTCGGGAACGCTTGCAACCATAAAAAGACCATCCAATTTATAGTGAGCGGCTATGATATAGCCATATTGGAGGGACAGGAATGAAGGAGTACATCGAGAGAGCGGTTGCTGTCAAGAAATTTGAGAACTATCGCCGTGATTGCGAAGAAGAAAACGACGAAAGAGCGGCACAGATTTTTGAGGATTGTATATCCGAGCTTATGGCTATCCCCGCCGCTGACGTTGCGGAGGTGAGGCACGGGAGATGGAATCCAGAAATCCATCATACATATATTCCAGTTGAATATGACCAGAATGGGGATCCTATTCTCCATGAATACACATCATTTCGTTGTAGCTTATGCGGAAGAGAGGAGCTAAAAGAAGAACCATATTGTCATTGTGGTGCCCGCATGGGCAAGGAGGCCGACCATGAAGTTTCGGAGTAAGACGGGCGAAGTCGCACTTACCATTGAACAGGCATTAGCGCAGTTTTGCGATAGCAAAGAAGATTGCGACTATTGCGAGATTCGGGAACCCGTGCAGCAATACGCAGGGACAAAGAGGCCGTGTCATGAATACGTAAGAGCCAACCCTCACGAAGCCGCTCGCCTGATGGGCTATGAGGTGGTGGAAGATGGAAATGTACTTACAAAAAATGATAGCAAAGGTGAAAGTTTGGAGGCCAACATGGACAAGCCGAGAATTTGCGAGGTGCTTGGGGTTGAACCAGAAGAAAAGTTTGAAATTAGAGGAAACACGTTAGGGCGATTTCGTATCAATAAATATGGGACATTCCAGATTGAAATATCAAATGACTGCTGGGGAGTCTCCACTGTGGAATGTCTTAACAATCTCATAAATCATCCAGAAAACATCGCCCGCAAGCCACGCTGGACGGAGCAGGAGGTGGAGAGGGCGAAGGCTATCAAAGTTTTGCTCCCGGAGATCAATGCAATAAAATACGATGGTGCATGGACGCAGTGCCTGGAAATTGTAGACGGCACATATTTTCAGAGAGAAGTAATCACCAGACATCTGTTCCCGTCTGTTGAAAAGGGTCAGGTATATACCTTTGACGAGATCATCGGAGGTGCCCAATGAGAGAAATCCTTTTCAAAGCCAAGCGGTGGAGCGATGGAAAATGGGTATATGGAGACCTGAATCAGCTCCAAGATAGCACCATTATCCACTGGTATAACAACGGGTGCCGAGTGGCTGATGAGGTCGACCCCTCCACGGTCTGCCAGTGGACGGGGCTCATTGATAGGGACGGTACGAAGGTGTTTGAGGGGGACAGGCTGTTTGACCCACATGAAAAAAGAACTTTTGTGGTGGAGTACGATCCACTTGAAGCCGGGTTCACCTTGGAAAGCAATGATGGACGGTATGTAGATTTTAACCGTGTGCCGTATAGTAAGATCATCGGCAACATCTACGACGGGGAGGGCGGACAGCATGAGTAAGTGGATTAGTGTCAAGGAGAGACTGCCGACAAGTTCAGCAAAATATATCGCGTGCGTCAGAGATAGAAACGATGCAAAATGGACGGTTTGTGCAGATTGGAGTTGCGAAATGAGATCGTGGTTTGGGGAATTTGGGGAAATCAAAAATAAAGTCACCCACTGGATGCCCCTCCCAGACCCGCCGAAGGAGGGATAGCCCGTGAATGAATTCCCGGAGCGGCTGAGGCGGTTGCGGGAGGAAAAAAGAAAAAGCCGTGCTGTGCTGTCAGAACTATGCGGATTACATACCGATGCCATCCGACGTTACGAGCGAGGGGAAGCGGAGCCGGATCTGGTGTCTCTGATTGCCATAGCGGACTATTTTGAGGTGTCTCTGGACTACCTTACGGGGAGAACGATGTACAGATAAAAAAATTTTTGAAATTCCACTTCTAAGGGGAATTTTTCGAGAAATCTATGCGACAATGGAGCATGAGGGAGTGACTTCCCCATGCTCCTTCTTTTTCCTCCCCTTTCGGGCTGTGTACCAACTACGGCCCAAAGGACAACCCACTCCCCCGGCAGGGTATCTAGTAAGCAGATATTAAACGGAAAGGAGTGCCTCTCTTGTACGTTTCCTGCCGGGGGACTCCCTTCACGTTAACCTGCTCCAGAGTTTCGCAATCGAAGCCGACATGCGGAGCAGATAACGACTGAGCGGTGCTGGAATAGGTAGACAGTAAACAAGGCAACGAGGGCGGACGAAATGTACTGCCACCTTATTGACGAGTAAGGCCGTCTCTCCGATCGCAGTTGCGCTATGCCGGGTGCAAATCCCGGCCCGCTCAAACAATATACGGGTGTAGCTCAATGGAGAGCGCCGGTCTCCAAAACCGGAGGTTGGGGAAACAGAGCCTTCCACCCGTGCCAATCCCTGCATGACAATGGCCTTGGTCCATATCACCTGAACAGGCGATGGCGGCTTGCAACGCAGCAGGGAATATATGCCGCACGAGCGTATCAGCCCACGATCAGGGCCGGAGGGTCGCGCCCTCCATGCGGCGCCAAATAGGGCGTGCCCGTCTCGCTGAAAAGATGGGAGGGTCGGGTACGGGGAATTTTTGATTGAGGTGGTAACATGGCTGCACGGCTGACGGATAAGCAGAAAAAGAAAATAGTGGCTGATTATCTGGAGACCGGAAGCTATAATGCCACTGCGGAGAAGAATGGGGTTTGCGGACACACAGTTAAGCGAATTGTTGCTGAATGTCCTGAGATTTCAGAAAAACTCGAACAAAAAAAGAACGAAAACACCGCCGATATCCTTGCTTACATGGAAAGTAAGCGTGGGATCGTGTGCGAGATCATAGAGAAGGGGCTTGCAGCACTGAACAGCGCGGAAAAGCTGGCGGACGCAAGCCCGGCGCAGATTACCACAGCGCTGGGGACGCTGATCGACAAGTGGGCTACGGTATCCGGCGGGCCTGCTGACACGGTGAAAGAGGACGAATTAAGCAAGAGCTTGCGGGAAATGGCGGAGGAACTGGAAAGCGATGGTTAGCGACAAGCAAAAGAAAATCCTAGCTTTCCCCTATTCTTCCTATGACGCCCTGATCTGCGACGGGGCAGCCCGTTCCGGCAAAACCTCCATCATGATGTGGGCTTTTGTGGACTGGGCCATGCGGGAGTTTTCCGGCCAGCGGTTTGGGATATGCGGTAAAACCGTGGATTCGGCGGCAAAAAACATTGTGGTTCCGTTCGTCTCTATGAGCCTGGCCAAGGAGCGCTATACCATGCGCTGGCGGCGGGCGGACAAGGTGCTGGAGGTCCGTCGGGGCGCTGTGACCAACTACTTTGAGGTGTTCGGCGGCAAGGACGAGAGTAGCTTCGCACTGATCCAGGGCCGGACGTTGGCCGGAGTGCTGCTGGACGAGGTGGCACTCATGCCCCGGTCTTTCGTGGAGCAGGCATTAACACGCTGCTCGGTGGATGGGGCAAAGCTGTGGTTCTCCTGCAACCCGGACAGCCCACAGCACTGGTTTTATCTGGAGTGGATCAAGCGCCACAAGGAGCGCAACGCCCTGTATCTCCACTTTGAGATGACGGACAACCCCGGTCTGAGCCAAAAGACCTTGGAGCGGTATCAATCCATGTTCACCGGCGTGTTCTACGACCGCTATATCCGCGGTCTGTGGGTGGTGGCGGAAGGGCTGGTTTATCCGCATTTTGGCGAGCAATGTATCACAGATGAGGAGCCGTCTGCTGGCCGCTATTACATATCTGTGGACTATGGGACGCTAAACCCATTTTCTGCGGGGCTGTGGTGCGTTACAAAAAGCGGGGCGACCCGCATCAGGGAGTATTACCACAGCGGGAAAGGAACAAAATTCCAGAAGACGGATGAGGAGTATTATCAAGAGCTCCTGGTGCTGGCGGAGGGGTACAACGTGGAGTATGTCGTGATCGACCCGTCTGCAGCGTCTTTTATTACGACAGTGTTCCGGCATGGGGCATTCCGTGTGGTTAAGGCGAACAATGACGTGCTGGACGGTATCCGGAGAACCGCGGTGTATCTCAAAAGCGGACGGCTGAAAGTCCACCGCAGATGCAGGGACACAATCAGGGAGTTTGGCTTATATCGTTGGGACGAAGATTCCACGGTGGATAAAGTCATCAAAGAGGATGACCACGCTATGGATGACATCAGATATTTTTGCAATACCATTTTAGTGAGACATTTTCCGGTGATGAGGTGATGAGTTGAACATTTCTGAAAAACTGAAAGAGCTTGGTTACTCCACCGTGCCGGAGGAGTTTTACACAAAAGTGCAGGAGTGGAAGTCTTGGTATGAGGGCGACGTGAAGGGGTTCCACCGTTACCGGGTACGAAACGGGGCCGGGATGGTGCGCTGCAAGCGGTACACCCTCAACATGGGAAAGAAAATCCCGGAGGACTGGGCAAATCTTCTCATGAATGAGAGGGTTGAAATCACTCTGGATGGCACAAAGGAGCAGGAGTTTATTGACCGGGTCCTGAAGGAGAACAACTTTCGCGTGCGCTCCAACGAGATGCAGGAAATGGCCTTCGCTCTTGGAACGGTGGCTTTTATCCCCCGCGTGGTGGGCATGGGGGTCACGGAAGCGGGCCCGGTTCCTGGCAGCGCCACAGATATCGTCATCGACTACGTAACGGTGGAGCATATCTGGCCCCTGTCCTGGCAGAATGGCGTTATTACTGAATGTGCCTTTGACAGCATCGTCAACGTAAACGGGGAAGATTACTGCTATCTGCAAATCCACCGGAAGGTCGACGGCCTGTACAACATTGAGAACCGGCTGTATACATATCGGAACCAGAACGTAGATACTGAGGTAAAGCTGACCTCCGTGCAGGGCTTTGAGAGGGTGCCCCCTGTTGTCCACACCGGCAGCGACCGGAGGCAATTCGTCATTGACCGGCCTAATATCGCCAACAACTTCGATTACTCCATTCCACTTGGGATTTCGGTCTACGCTAACGCCATCGACAGCATGAAGGGCGTAGATATTGCTTTTGACAGCTACGTCAATGAGTTCGTGCTGGGGAAAAAGCGGGTGATGGTCAAGCCTTCCGCACAACAGTATTTGGACGGGGAGCCGGTTTTTGACCCTGATGATCTGGCCTATTATGTGCTTCCGGAAGACATCGAGGGCGGGGCCATCATTCAGCCCATCGACATGAACCTTCGGACAGCGGAACACACCCAGGGGGTGCAGACACAGCTTAATCTGCTGTCCAGCAAGTGTGGTTTCGGGGAGACTTATTACCGCTTTGACGGTGGGAACATCACTACCGCCACCCAGGTCATCAGTGAAAACTCCACCATGTTCCGCACCATCAAGAAGCATGAAATCATTCTGGAGAGCGCCATCAAAGAACTGTGCCGGATTATTCTTCGCTTGGGCAACACGGCCATGGGTGCCGGGTTGAATGAGGATGCGGAGGTCACTATTGATTTCGATGATAGCATCATCGAGGACAAGACAACAGAACGAAATAATGACAGGCAGGATTTAGCGGCGGGTATTATGAACGATTGGGAGTACCGCATGAAGTGGTATAACGAGGACGAAGCCACAGCAAAGAAGATGCTGCCGAAAATGGAGGATATGACGGACGAGGAGGAAGAAGAAATTGAATGAGGTATCCATTTACCCCGGAACTTCTCGATGCCCTCCCGGAAGAGCTGGCCGAGCTATACCGCAATCTTGAAAACACGCTACTAGAGGAAATCTGCTCTCGCCTCAAAGCGTCTGGAGAGCTAAACGAAGTCACTGTCCTAGATATTCAGGCGTTGCGCTCCCACGGTATCAGCCAACAGGAGATCGAGCAAGCAATCAAAAGGACAACCAATATCGGCGAGAAAGAGCTGAATAAGCTATTTGACGATGTTGTAGAGCGGAATCAGAAGTATTACACATATCTGATTGATCGTTCGGATGTAACAGCGCCCAAAACACTGTTGAGCATCGAAGATACCTATGCCATTTATGAGCAGACTCGCCAAACATTCCGAAATATTACGCAATCAATGGCTTTCCTGCTGGACAATGGAAGGACATTGCTCCGGCCTGCAAGTGCTTACCAATGGGCACTTGATAATGCCGTGTTGCAGATACAGAGCGGTGCAATCAGCTACAATCAGGCAATTAGAGGTGCCGTGAAGCAGCTTGCAGACAGCGGCATCAAGACAGCGGAATATGAAAGCGGTCACATGGACCAGATTGACGTTGCAGTCCGCCGCGCTATTATGACTGGTATCAATCAGCTTTGCGAACAGTATTCGGAGCAAGGCATGGATTATTTGGAAACTGATCTGGTTGAGGTCTCTGCTCATATCGGGGCGCGGAACACCGGAACCGGGCCGGAAAACCACGAGAGCTGGCAAGGGAAGATTTACCGATGGAGCGCAAAACCGAAGCAATCCAGCGGGAGATATCCTGATTTTATCGCTTCTACGGGTTATGGTACCGGACCTGGTCTAGGCGGATGGAACTGCCGCCACCACTTTTATCCGTTTGTTGAGGGTGTCATGGAGCCGACCTATTCAAACTCTGATCTGAACGCGATGAAAGGGAAAAATCGGGAGATATCTTTTGAAGGCAGGCAGTACGATGGATATACAGCCACTCAAAAACAACGTCAAATAGAACGCACCGTCCGCAAGCTGAAGCGGGAACAAACCGCATATAAGGCCGCAGAGCTGGAAGATGATTACCAAGCTGTAACGGCCCGTATCCGGCGGCTAAACGCAGAATATAAGTCGTTCAGCGAGGCGGCTAGGTTGCCGATGCAACGAGAACGTATGAAAGTAGCTTACTAATTGCCGAGAGGCGTAAAACCGCAGGGCGACGGCCCTGACAATAAACGGAGGTAATACCATGAGCGAACCTATCAATACCCCTACCCCGGCCCCTGCGCCGGAGCCCACGCCTGAGAAAACCTTCACTCAGGCGGAAGTGGATGCCATGATCGGCAAACGGCTTGCAAAAGCCATGAAGGGAATGCCCAGCGAGGAAGAGCTTACCGCCTACCGTACCTGGCAGGCTGGACAAGCGGGAGAAAAGGAACGCTGGGACAAGCTGACCGGAGAGCGGGATACGCTGGCCGGGAAGCTGAACGCCGCAGAAGCGGAGCGGGACCAGCTGAAGCGAGAGCTGTACCTGGCCCAAAAGGGCCTGACTGGCGAGGAGGCCGAGTTTATCGCTTTCAAGGCCGGGAAAATGGTGGACGACAAGAAAACCTTCGAGCAGGCTGTGGACGATCTGACCGCTGACCGGAAAAAGACCACATTTGACTGGACTGCTCCTGTGGGCGGCGGGAAGCCAAAAACAGGAGAAAACGATGTAATGAACGCCCTGATTCGGGGCGCACTCAAGTAAGAAAGGAGCCTATCAATGGCCGATATTATCGACAGAAGCAAACTTTCCGGGCTTATTCCTGAGCCTGTGACTCGTGAGATTATTCAGGGGGCCGTAACGGAGTCCGCCGTGTTGCGGATGGCCCGTCGACTGCCCAACATGACCAGCAAGACGCAGACGCTCAATGTGCTGGATGCCCTGCCCACCGCCTACTTTGTAAACGGCGAGGCAGCTACCGGCGCGTCCGACTCCAAGGCGTCTCTGAAAAAGACAACGAATATGGCGTGGGACAAGAAGAAAATCTACGCCGAGGAGATCGCCGTCATCGTCCCCATCCCCGAGGCAGTGCTGGATGATAGCGACTACGACATTTGGGGTGAGGTGCGGCCCCGCCTCCAGGAGGCATTCGGCAAGGTCATTGACGCCGCTATTCTGTACGGCACGGACAAGCCCACCTCCTGGCGTGAGGGCCTCGTCCCTTCTGCTACTACTGCAAGCGCAGTCGTAACCGCAACCGCCGACATCTTCAAGGACATCATGGGTGAGGGCGGCGTGATTGCCAAGGTAGAAGAGAGCGGCTATATCCCCAACGGCGTAATGGCGGCTATTCAGATGCGCGCCAAGCTGCGTGGCCTTGTAGACAAGAACGGTCAGCCCATTTTCAAGACCGATATGCAGGGCGATACCCGCTACGCGCTGGACGGCATGAGCATGTACTTCCCCGTCAACGGCGCTTACGATCCGGAAGAGTCCCTTGCCATCGTGGGTGACTGGAGCCAGCTGGTCTACGCCATCCGGCAGGATATGACCTTCAAGATTTTCGATAGCGGCGTTGTGCAGGACCCCGCCACCGGAAACATCCTCTATAACCTGATGCAGAACGACATGGTGGCCCTCCGTGCCGTCATGCGGCTGGGCTGGGAGATTCCCAATCCCATCAACGCTTACAATGTCGGGAACACGAAGGCCTTCCCTTTTGCTGTCTACGCACCGGCGGGGGGGGGTTAATAGGGTCTGACACTTTAACGCTATTCCCCAGCGGTCAGACCCTATTGGGGAAACAGGTTTCCGAGCTTGTGGGTGATGACCTGAAGGTTTATGCGAACGGCGCTGTAACGGGCACATTTCATTATGTTTCTGATTATACAGAGTTCAGCAGCATCCCGGACGAGCAGAGCGGGTATTATTTCCCGTTCCATCTGACCAAAACCGGGTCAAAAATGACCTTCAAGAAAAACGGCTCCCCCACAAAGCAAAACATCCCGTTTGATGCCGACATCATATTCCGAGTAACCAAGGACGATACCTTTGAAGTGCTTATTGATGATTCCAGTGTGGTGAAATTTAGCTTTACTGGAGCGACGTTTGAGCCGCAGGCCAAGGCGAAAGCCCGCTTAAAGAAGTAAGGAGGCATCCTGATGGCTTACGCAGATTATCAGTATTACAAAAATACATACCTGGGCACCGCCATTCAGGAGACTGACTTCCCCCGCCTCGCCCTGCGCGCAAGCAGTTTTTTGGACTACTACACGCAGGGCCGGGCGGCTAAAAATCCGGACATGGAGGCCTTGAAAATGGCATGCTGCGCCTTGGCCGAACAGTTCCAGACTGTGGATGCTGCTCACAAAATGGCGCAGAAAGCGCTGTCATCGTCACAGGGCGGCGCAGAACTGCAAAGTCAAAGTGTAGGCAGCTGGTCAAAAACATACCGGAGCGCCGGAGACAGCGCTAAGCAAGCCACAGAAGCCGCACAGCTAGCACAGGGGACTCTTTTCGTTGTAGCACAGAAGTATTTGGCCCACACTGGACTCTTGTACCGAGGGAGGGGGTGCGCCTGTGGATATGTTCCCCCATGTTGTGACGGTCTATAACGTGGTGACGGAAGAGGACCCTAGCACTTTTGAGGAAACAACTACAAATCATATTACCATTCTGCGAGGGGTTCTGCTGGATGCTGTCAAGGCTAAAAACGTTAACGAAAGTGGTTTGGTTGGGGCGGATGCAGTCAATCTCTATATTCCAACCAGCGTTGAAGCCGTAGACGGGGTGACTGGTGAGCCAAAGCAGTATGTAGGGCCTATTGAATTTTGGCGGGCAGAGGACAAGAGCGGGCTTTGGACGCTTTCCGCTGGAGAAAACACCTTCTTTGTAAAAGGAGAGGCTGTCCATCCTAATTGGTCTGCTCAGAAGATCGACGCCGCATATGATGATGTCTACAACGTCAACACTGTGGATTTAAAGGACTTCGGCGGCGAGATGTCTCATTGGGAAGTTGGTGGGAACTGATGTTTAGCTTTGATGTCAGCTCCAATATTGTTCCAACTGTGACGGGGAATTTAGAAGCTGCAAGCGAAAAGGCCGTTTATGCGATGGCTGTCCAAGCGCAAAAGGATACATCTCCATACGTTCCGGCCTTAACAGGCGACCTTGACCGGAGAACAAAAGTTGAAGAGTCAAAAATCATTTATCCCGGTCCACAATCTCGCTATTTGTACTACGGGAAATTGATGATAGACCCGGCAACAGGCAGCAGCTACGCATCTTACGGAGCAACAAAAGTTCTCACTGATAAAGACTTGGTTTTCAACAAAGCTATGCACTCGCAGGCGCAATCACATTGGTTTGAGGCGAGCAAAGCGGAAAACAAGGGCAAATGGGAACGAGTATTTGGAAAGGCGGTGAAGCGATATCTTCGAGGATAAAAAGCAGAAAATTTTGGCATCTTCGGAGGAAGTTGACCGCATTTCTCGCTCTATGCTGGTGTGGGCCAATACTTTTCCGGACAAGCCTGTGACAGTTATCAAGTACGAGTTTTTGGACATCGATGATGCCGCCGGAGATGATGCGGCCATGGCTCTGTCTACTATCCAAGGAACGTATATTACCCAGCAATACATTATCGGCGGGTATCAGGCGGAATACCAATTCAAGATCATCTACCGGATTAAACCGGGGAGCAGCAACGACAAGCGGCTCCAAGCAGACGAAATGCTGAACCATTTTGGGGACTGGGCAAGGACCCAACACCCCGATTTGGGAGATGGCATCAACGCCTTGAAAGTCGAGCCGACCACACAATCCTCTAAGTTCGCGGCTTATAAAGACGGCTATGAGGACTATCAAATTTTAATGAGACTGGCCTATGAGGTCAATGTCTGAAAGGAGTGAACACTTTGGCAGATTTGGAGTTTAACACCACAGAAGGGCGCACGATTGCCCGTGAATTGCTGATTGCATATCTGAATACTGGAACACCGGAGGAACCTGTATGGTCCGCCATTGGAAAGCGCGTTGAGGAGTCCGACGAGGAAATGGACTGGTCCGAGGAGTCTATCAAGGACATTTTTGGGAACACCTGGACCACACTCACAAAGCCCGTCATCACACAGAGCTTCGACCCTATCCCTCTGGATGCAGGGGACGTAGCGGCGGTAAAACTGTGGAATTTGGCAATCAAAGATCAGGACGCACAGGCCCTGGCAAATCAAGATATGCTGATCGGCCACTACTACGCAACATCTGGCGAGTCCAATTTTGCGGAGCGGTACAGCGGCGCATCCGTGTCTGTAACGCGAATTGGTGGCGCTGGCGGCGGAAACCTGGAAATTTCCTGCGACATTACATACGGCGGCACCAGAACGCTTGGGACCATCACCAATAGCGCGGGAACTGTAACCTTTAAAGCAGACGGAGCGGTCTAAAGACAAGGAAGGGCACAGTACAAAGGAATAGTGCTGTGCCCTCTTTTTGGAGGAATTATGCAGAAGATCACATTTGATACCGGCATTAAAACATACCAGATCAATGACAGCGGCGTTTTACGGTTTAATCCGTCTGACCCAAATCTGTACAAGCGGTTCAAGGACCTGCGTGTGGAAATTGAGCAAATCCAAAAGGATTATAACGAACGTTCAAAAGCCACGGAGACCGGAGAGAATGCCATTGACCTGCTGGCCGAGTATGACGCCCGCGTAAAAAAGTCTCTCGCCCATGTGTTCGGCGAGGAAAACGACTTTGACAGTATCCTGAGCGGCGCAAATGTAATGGCTGTTGCCAGTAACGGGGAGTTGGTCATTACAAATTTCCTGGATGCCATGCGCCCCATCGTCGAAGACGGCGTTAAGACCTACGCAAAGATGGAGGCGCAGAAAGCCGTGCAGGAGGCAAGAAATAAATGAGATGGACACTCCCGGTCAATCTTGAAGTTGGTGGAAAAGAATATGCAATCAACGCCGATTACCGGGATATCCTGAACATCATTTCCAGACTTAATGGCGGCGAAAACGAGTTTGTAAAGGTCTATGTGTGCTTGGCCCTGTTTTATCCCCAATTTGAAGAAATGCCGGAAAGCGATTATCAAGAAGCGATTGAAAAGCTGCTTTGGTTTATCGCCTGCGGAGAAGAACAGGAGGATAAAAAACGGCCAAAACTGATCGACTGGGAGCAGGACTACCAAATGATCGCCGCCGACATTATCAAGGTGGCCGGGCATGATGTCAGATCGGACTCTTTCTGTCATTGGTGGACCTTTGTTTCTTACTTTATGGGCATTGGGGAAGGGCAGCTTTCCACCGTTGTTTCCATCCGTGACAAGCTCCGGAAACACAAAAAGCTCGAAAAGTGGGAAAAGGAATTTTACAATCAGAACCGCTCAAAAGTTGATCTAAAGCGGCATTACACGGAAGAAGAGGACGAACTTCTGAAAAAACTGCTAGGGAGGTGAGAATATGGCGGCAGCAGATGGCTCTATTATCATTGATGTTCGAGCAAACACACAACAGGCGACAAGTGCGTTGACAAAGCTGGCAAAGTTGGCTGTAACGGCCTTTGCTGTTGATAAAATTATCGACTTTTCCAAACAGGCTATTCAGCTTGGAAGCGACGTTGCGGAAGTCCAGAATGTTGTCGACGTGGCCTTTGGCGATATGTCCAGCGCTGTTGACGAGTTTGCCCAAAACGCCATCACCAACTTCGGTATGAGCGAGCTTGCGGCCAAGCGGACGGCCTCTACATATATGGCAATGGCAAGCAATATGGGCTTGTCGCAAGCAGAGGCGGCAGAGATGTCCTTGACACTCACCGGCCTTACAGGTGATGTGGCGTCTTTTTATAACATCTCTCAGGAGCTGGCGGACATTAAGCTGAAATCCGTCTTTACAGGTGAAACGGAAACATTAAAAGACCTGGGCATCGTTATGACCCAGGCCAACCTAGAAGCGTTTGCGCTGTCTCAGGGCATCACCAAAAGTATTTCTGCTATGTCTCAGGCGGAATTAGTGACTCTACGCTATAACTTCGTTCTGGATCAGCTGTCGTTAGCTTCCGGCGACTTTATTCGGACGCAAGACAGCTGGGCGAATCAGACACGCATTCTCTCCATGCAGTGGGAAGAGTTCATGTCTATCATTGGACAATCGCTAATTCAGGTGCTTTTGCCTGTTGTACAAGCACTTAACCGCATTGTATCTTCCCTGATTGACACCGCAAACGCTATAAACAACATTATAGCTTCGCTTTTTGGTGGGGCATCGAATCAAATAAACCAGACACAGCAAGAGGCGGATGGAGTAGGCGGTGCAATATCCAGTGCCGTAGAGAATCAGGATGATCTAACTGATGCAGTAGAAGAAACAAACAAAGAAGAGAAAAAAAGCCTTGCAATCTTCGATGAGATTAACAAGCTATCCGGCGATAATATAAGCGAAATCACAGAGGATAAGTCAAAAGAAGATCAAGAACCCAGTGACTCACTGATATCACAGGAGCAGATGAGTGGTTTAGAGAGCCGCATTCTAAAGCTACTTGAGACGGTCAAGCAGATGGCGGAGGAGATCAAGCAGATATTTCAAAATATCTGGAGCGCAATCGGGGGCAACGTACAAGCTGCGGTGGAGAAGGTTGCCGGCGCAGTTGGGAAAATCATCCAGCTTTTCCAAGACATGTGGCATGATATCGCAAGCCTCGGGCATCCCCTTGCCGAATGGTTCAACAATGAATTTATTCAATTTCTACAAGCATTTGTTGATCTGTGTGGGACTGTAATTTCGGGGCTTTTAGATACTTTTGGAATGGTTTTCCGGGATATCTGGGACATCGTGATTTTCCCGTCCCTGCAAAAATGGGTTACTGATATCCTGCCGTTTCTAACTGAGCTTATGACGGAAATAACAGTGACGCTGGAAGTTCTGTTTGAAGAAGTAAAGCGCATATTTGACAAAATATGGTCTGAAGGCGTTGCTCCTGCGCTGGAACTGATACAGCAGATCTGGGCTGATTGTTGGGATAGCATTATTCAGGCATGGGAGACATGGGGATCGCCAATATTTGAGGGTATACGAGAAGCCATAAGGAACACAGCGGACACACTCTTGAATATTTGGGATACCATCGTAAAGCCGGTATGGGACAGATTTCTTGAGGCGGTCAAGACAATTTGGGACGAGCATTTGAAGCCGCTGCTTGACAACATCCTAAATATGATCGGAACTCTGATTAACAACATTTTGAGGATATACAACGAAGCAATCTTGCCCATCATTAATTTACTGGTTGATACTTTTGGCCCCGTTTTTGTTGAGGTGTTCAATATTATTGCGGCTGTTGTAGAGCCTCTTTTAGGTGGAATAATCGACTTTATAGACGGGATCGTTACCGCGCTAACTGGACTGCTGGACTTTGTGACTGGGGTTCTTGTTGGTGACTGGGATCTTGCGTGGCAGGGATTGAAAGAAATCGCTACTGGCGTTTTGGATGCAATTTCAGGAGCATTCGGAGGTTTTGTGAATGGTATTATTTCCCTGTTTGAAAGTGTTGTAAACTTTTTTGTCAATGGAATCAATGCAGTTATAAATGCAGTAAATTCTATCAGTTTTGATGTTCCGGATTGGATTCCGCTTTTCGGAGGAGAGAGTTTCGGTTTTGATATTCCAAACGTCCCACAGTTGAATCTTCCGCGTCTTGCGCAGGGAGCAGTTATTCCAGCTAACCGGGAGTTCCTAGCCGTTCTGGGTGACCAGAAGAGCGGAACGAATATCGAAGCTCCTACATCGGAAATTGAGGCGGCTGTAGCGCGTGGTATCCAGCGGAGCGGGATGAATGGAGGAAGCGGAGACCACACCGTCATCCTCCAGATCGGAGAACAGGAAATGGGCCGCTTAGTGTACAGACTAAATCAACAGCAGACGCAGCGGATTGGCGTTCGTTTGGCGGAGGGGTAAATGTGAGTTATATCAAACTGAATGGGCGCACATTTGATGCCGACGTCGCAATCTCTTCTTATAACCGAAATTTTAATGTATTAGATGGACCAAATGCTGGGCGAGTATTGTCCGGGAAAATGATCCGTGATGTTATCGGTACATACCTTGGGCATAAAATTACCGTGTTCAGGAGGGGAGATGACTATGTTGGGCTTGATGCATTTTGGGATTATCTGTATCAGCACTCCATTGATGATTCTGTGCACCTGGAGGCCGCAGATGGTCAACATACCATCAGCTATCAAGCATACTACACCAGCGCATCACAGGACTTGGAGAAAGTGGAGAATGGCGTGAACTACTGGGGAGAAATAGAGGTAAATTTTGTCCCCATAGATGCTCAATTGAAACGATAGGACGGTGCAAGCGTGAAAGAAAGCGTGATTGAGTACAGTAAGTGGACATTCTCAAGTACAGAAATCAGGTCTGGAAAGATTAGCTACAAGATATCCTTGCTCCATTCCGAGCTTGAACCGAACTATTTTGAAACGGAAGTGGAGTGCTCCGATCCTACCATTTTAGATTTCCAACGCAATGCGCCGCTTAAGTATTACAATGGCGGGGATATGATTGGCATCTTTTACGTCCAGTCTATTAAACGTGCGTCCGCTACGACTTACACGATCAAGGCAGATTCCACCATAGCTCTGCTGAATGATCGACAGCACTATGGTGGAATCTACACTGGGCAGACCGTTGAAGACGTTCTCCCATCGATCTGCGGAACCATCCCATATATCATAAAAACAAACCTAAGAAGCTTTTCCTTATACGGGTATCTCCCAATTGCAACCTGCAGGGACAATCTGGCGCAAGTGCTGTTTGCGATTGGGGCAACAGTAAAAAATGACCTTGATGGCGTTCTGCATATTGAGGGCTTATGGGATGGATTCAGCGGCAGTGTAGACGCAGATCGAATGTATACAGGGGCAAGTGCGGAGTATGCGTCAAAGGTATCTCAAGTTATCGTAACGGAACACCAATATATACCAGGAGAAAACGAAACGGAGCTTTTTAATGGGACAACACAATCCGGTGATGTAGTCACATTCTCGGAGCCAATGCACAGTCTGAGAGCGACAGGTTTTTCCATTTTGGAGAGCGGTGCCAATTATGCAATTGTATCATCTGGCACGGGAAGTCTTTTCGGAAAGAATTATACACACAACACGCGGCAGATTTCCAGAAACATAGCTACTACTGCGCGAAGCGATGATTCCGGAGCAGTAAAATCCGTTACTGATGCGACATTGGTATCTATATCAAATTCTCTAGCAGTTGCTGAACGCTTGGGAAATTACTACAAATGTGCTCAAACACTGAAATTTGATGTTGTATATTCTGGGGAGGTGCCCGGAAATGTCATGTCTGTACTACATCCCTATGACAACCGCCATGTTCCTGGCTGCGTCCAGAGCATCGATATTACAGTCTCCAATACGCTCAAGGCAACCGAATCGATGCTTGTAGATTTTCTCCCGTTGCAAAACGAAGACAGCAAACTGCTGACGGAACGCATTGTTTTGACTGGAAATGGGATGTGGCTTATCCCAGAAGGAACTGATTATATCCGCTATGTTTTGATCAGCGGGGCCCAGGGCGGCCATTGCGGGCAAAAAGGCGGGGATGTCGGTACATCACCGTCCGTATCCTGGACCAATCCTCCACCATTTGAGAACCAGTTACGCGGCTGCGGACTTGCAAATGGCGGAGCGGGCGGAGAAGGTGGCGCACCGGGCGCGGGGGCCAGAATCCTTGAAGGGGCTCTGGATATCTCCGGGATAGACTCTATTGTATATAGCTGCGGCGTTGGTGGCCTGGGAGCCTCCTATAACCCGAATGATCCGGAGGGCGCTCTTGGAAGCGACACAACGCTTGGTTCTGCAACCACGGCTGGAGCACAAGCCTCAGAGGCCGGATACACAGATCCCATCACCGGGGAAAAATACGGAGGGACCGGTGACCAAGGAATCCCTGGAGGAAAAGGCGCAGGAAAGGCGGCCACAGTTACAACCATCAACAGTGATACTGTCCAGCTCTTTGATCCAGCCGAAAACGTTACCGATGAGGACGGCAATACCTGGAACGGAGGCTTGACCGAAACTGACCCGGATGATCCAGAACGTGTTGCTATGAAGACGCGAGAGAATAACGGCGCCTACATTTGGTATAGCCGAGGTTTAGGTGCAGGTGCAGCTGCCGGTAAAAATGGTAATGGCCCCGGACCCGATGCATCGGTGTCTGTACGATCTTCATCAATTAAGGCTACTGCTGCATCTGGTGTAAATGGCGCGACACCAACCTTGACGCCCAAAAAGCCTGCCCAGTATGGCAAAGGTGGCCGCGGTGGTTATGGCGGCGGCGGTGCCAGCTCAGGAGGACTTGCCGTTGGCTCCACAGATTCCTCGGATTACACGGTATCAATCACCGCCGGAACCGGGGGAATCGGCGGTAATGGCGGTACTGGTGGCCCTGGCGGGGATGGCTGCATCATCCTATATATCAGCCGCCGCGTTCCTGTGGAACGCGGGCCTCTGGTAACATCGGACACAAAATGGTTTTTAGACAAGCATGGCAGAAGATTCATTACGTGAGGAGGCACAAATGGCAACAATTGAAGAACTCGCTGCAAAAGTTGCTGAACTCGAACAGCAGATGGCAGCAATCACGGCCCCGCCTACCGAGTATTACACCAGTGCATACAGTGGAGAGGAAATTGATGCAGCTGTCAAAAAAGTATCTGAAGGATTGGCTGGCGGCGTGGCCTCCTTCAATGGCCGGACCGGGGCGGTGTTGCCCCAGTCCGGGGACTACAACGCCACACAGATCCCGGTGAGCGGAGAGCCGGAGGCGGAGACCGTTGCGGCGGCTTTGTCTAATAAGGCGCCCGCTGGATATGGCTTCGGGGATGCGATACAGGAAATTGCGACCACCAGCGCGGAGGAATCCTATGAGACATACTGCGCCAAGGTAGACGCCGTACTGGACGAGATGCCGGACAAGACGGCAAAACTGGTACGGGCCTATCCGCCTGCGGTGTACGGCAAAGCGGGTACTACGGTATCGCTCTTATACAAGAGCGATGCGAACTACGCGGTCCTATCCAATATCGGCAGTGCAGACACGGATCTGTGCGGATGGCGGATGTTCAAGCAACGGTATCCCTCATCGTCGAGTCCAGCAGTGTGGATGCCGTTTGAGTGGGAGCATCCCCCCATGCAAATCGGCGTCGAGTACCGCACCACTGAGCGGTATAACAGCAAGCCAGTCTACAAGAAAGCCATAAACACCGGAGCCCTCTCTGCGGGAACATCCAAGTCTGTGGCGCATGGAGTACAAAACATTGGGCTACGGTTATCCGCACTGTACGGATTAAACAACGGTGGAGATAATCTGGTTAGCAATCCGGGTATCACTGGTATTTTGGTTGACGGATCAAACATCACCATAACGACAGCGGCGGGATTCAGCACGAGCAATTCCTGGGTTGTTATCGCCTACACCAAAACCACGGATTAAGGGGGACACCATGAAGATCATCAAATATCAGTTGGAAACAGAGATCAACTATGGTACTCCCGAGGAGCCGGACATTGAGACGCTACTTTCTCCTGTTACTGTGACCTATACGGAGGAGGCCTATGCTATCGCTCAGGCGGAGGCGTTTCAAGGGCAGATTACCGTGGAGGATGATGGGAAGCCGGAGCCGGAACCCAAACCAGAGTATGTGACCTATGCGGAGCTTGCAGAAGCAATCAGAGAGGGCGTGAACGAAGTATGACGGACAAGCAGTTTGTACTTACCACCATGCGGGATACCGGGCTTGCGAGGGCACAGACCCTCCAGGCCCAGGCCCCGGAGATGACGGGAACGGAGCTGTATGCCTCCGGGGACTACATCCCCAGCTTTACGGCGGCCTGTGGCGCCATGAACATGCTGGAACGGGAAGCGGGCTTTGTCTGCTGTTCCACAGCGGGCCGAGTGGTGCGTCTCCTCCAACCCTATGACAGCGCCATCTACAACACCCAAGAGCCGGAGGACCTGCCCGCACAGTGGGGCTTTGCATGGTCCACAGACCCGGACAAGGCCCTGCCGTTTATCGCCGTCTCCACTTCGCCGTATATGACCGGGGACTGCTGCACCTATGAGGGCCATGTTTGGCGCTCCGGGCAGGACGGCAATGTGTGGGAACCCGGCAGCGTGGGCGTGAAGTGGGAGGACCTGGGGGAGGTGCCCAATGGCTGACGAGAAGTGCGTTAGAGACCCCCGGCATGACTGCTTTGGCCTGGAAGCAGCAGCCCGTCTGGAGGGGCGCATCAAGGCCCTGGAGGACTGGCAGCAGGACTCCAAGAAGTTCCATAACTCGTTCTATGACTGGCAGCGGGAGCAGATTGCCCGAGACGCCAAGCTGGACGAGCAGCTTTCCAACATGGATAAAAACATCGAAAAGCTGCTGGCAAAGCAGGAGGAACAGACGGCAAAACCGGGACGCCGCTGGGAAGCCATCGTGGACAAGTCCGTGTGGGCGGTGCTGGCGGCGGTAATTGCGTTTATTTTGGCCCGCATTGGGCTGTAAAAAAGCGACGCCCCCGAAGGAGCGCCGCAAGCCCGTAGTATTCGTTGTCTCCGTCCATTGCGACTTAACGCGGAGGGAGCGCTATCAAAACAGCACACGTCTGCACAACGGGCAATAACATCTTACATCATTAGAAACCGGCGGTCAAGCCGGATATTTGAAAGGAGCTACCAATCATGAACAAGACCATCAATAACATCATCGATGACTTCAAGAGCGGCAAGATTACTGTGGAGGATGCCAACAAGCTGCTGGTTGAGGCTGGCGCCGGATTCTCCCTGAACCCCGAAAAGAACCCCTATGGCGGATGGACCGAGGCAGAGATGGCGGAGGGATTCCTTCCCGGCGAGGAAAAGGAGCCTCTTCCGGACAAGGTAGACATGGGCCGAAATCAGGCGCTTGCCGGACAAGTGGTTCGCCAGAATACCAAGCGCGGAAAGTTTGATGTGACCTATGATGCAGACGGTTATGCCATCAAGGCCATCCGAGTGTAATCGGGAGGTCTGATATGGACATTTCCTCTCTTGGCATCACCGGAGTGGCGGCTATCACCGTCATCTGCCTGCTGATTGGGCAGGGCGTGAAAGCGTCCTCTCTGGACAGCAAGTTCATCCCTATCATTTGCGGTGTCTGCGGTGCTGTGCTGGGTGTGGTAGGTATGTTCCTTATGCCGGACTTCCCGGCCACGGACTACATCACTGCGGCGGCTGTGGGCATTGTGAGCGGCCTGGCTGCTACCGGAGCCAACCAGGTAATCAAGCAGCTGGGAAGTGACAGTAAATGAGCTACACGATAAAGGAGCAGCTGGCGAACTCCGGGAACTATGGCGGTTCCCGGAACGCCAGCCAAATCCGGTATCTAGTGTACCACTACACCGGAAATGACGGGGACAGGGCGGCAAACAACGCAAAGTATTTTCAGAACAACATCGTCAAGGCCAGCGCCCACTACTTTGTCGATGATACTACAGTCTGGCGGTCTGTGCCTGATCTAAAAGTGGCATGGTCCGTCGGCGGCAGCAAGTACGCCAACGCCCACAAGACTGGCGGCGGCACCATGTATGGTGTTATCACCAACACCAACAGCCTTTCCATTGAGATGTGCGACACCATCCGGAACGGCGTCTATCAGGCCAGCGAAGCAACTCTTGCCAACGCTGCCGCCCTGGGCCGGGCACTGATGGAAAAGTACGACATCCCAATTGAGAACGTGTACCGTCACTTTGATGTGACTGGGAAGCACTGCCCGTCGTACTTGGTGAACGCCCAGAAGTGGGCAGAGTTCAAGAAGAGACTGGAGGTCAAGATCATGGACAATACACCCAGCGGCGCCCACAAGGAGGGCGTGGAATGGGCCATTGCAAACGGCATCCTGACGGGCAACAGCGAGGGGGACCTGATGCTCTCCCAGCCCGTTACCCGGCAGCAGATGTGCACGATGCTGTATCGGTTTTGGAAGCTGATGGAATAACAGGAAAGAAGGACGTGAGACTGTGAGCGCAAGAGTGAAACTGCCTGATCCGCTGGATAAGCTCTTGCGCTCTCAGCTGGAAAGAGTTATTGAAGAGGCAGCATTCCATACAGACGATGAACTGATCGCAAGGCGGCGTATCATTGATAAGTGGAATCAAATTGATGTAGCGGCAGAATTGGGCTGGTATCGTAGCACAGTTAGCGATCACGAAAAGTATATATTCCAAAGGGTTAAGGATGTAGCAAAACAGCTTTACAAAAATAAGGGAGCCGGGGATTGACCCGGCTCCTTTATCTTTATGTATGTTTTTTTGCTGAGCGACACACGCATGTGCTGTTATCTCCGTGGTCATTATCGTACCATAGGATGTTATAGATCGGCCCTGTCAAGAATCCGTACAGTCTAATCGTCCCGCCAAGTCTGAGCGAGTGGATAGCCTCTGCCTCGATACATAGCTCCGAAAATCTATCTCTGGCGCTCTTATTGAGCGATGCAACGTCGATCGCATGGTTATGCTTCTTTGCTGAAATAAAGATGTCACTCCAAGTCATTCGCTCAAAGTCCTGCAATTTAGGGAAAATCGTAGTCCAGAAATCATGAGAGAGACGAGGTTCATGAAAAGACCATCTACTAGTTGGCTCCGTATCACAAGATGCCAGCCGCCAGGATGGATGCTCCTTCATGATACTGTCCGGGTCTCCACCCAGCCTGATGCCGGGTGAAGGCGTCCCGCCTTGTCTGACCTCCGATTTCGGAGCACAACCGCATTTAATGCGCTTAGAGCCCGCCATAATACATTGCCATACTTTCCTTTGTGATTGGAGTGCTGCACAGGGCTCCAGCTGGAAGCCCACATCTAGCGTCCTGCCACGGACTTTCCATGTGGGTGAGTTGACTAAGCCACTGGGCGTTTTTCTTTCCGTAGTATTCCAGAATTTTATTGATGGTGTCCTTTTGCCCATCGCTAAGATTTTCGCTGCTGCCTTTCATTTCATCGGCAGAGACCGAAAACTTTCCCTGACTGTGATGGAAAAGGGAAGGACACACAGGCCCATTGGCCCATGCTTCAAAATCCTCGTCGAACAGGGGCGCATCATCCCATACCAAAGACCAAGCCTGTGAATAATAGCACAGCTTTTGAAGTTTCATCGTGGACATAGTGCCACACTTTTCAAGAATATATTTTGCGGTATCAAAAACACTTCCCATATTGCGTACCCCCTTTCTACCTACATTATATTCTTATTCTGAAAAAAGTAAACACGTAAAACCGCCGAAAATGACATGACCACATAAACACCCCATAATTGCCACACAACTCCCACATGGATACCACCCATGCGGGAATTTTTTGTGAGAAAATTTAAGCATGGAGGACGTAAGGAACAAGGGCTGGTACACGTCGCCGCCCTCCTTGCGGCCTCCTGATTTCTTACATAAGGACGTGTTGATTTTGATTTTGAACGGTTCTGAATTGATTGCCCGTCTGGTGGCCTGCGGCTTTACGGAGTCCGCAGCAAGAGACACCTGCGAGAAGTATGCGGCGGAGGGAGACTTCTCCGGCCTTGAAGGGTTTATACGGCAGAACGAGCTTTTTTATGATGACAGGAAACAGTACGTTTGAATATTATAACGCCAATAGAGACGGAAAGAACGTGGGCGATTGCACCGTCAGAGCAATTTCCGTTGCCTTGGATCAGGATTGGGACACCACCTATTGGGGCTTGTGCTGGGAGGGTTACCTTGCCGCAGATATGCCGTCAGGCAATCCGGTTTGGGGCAAATATCTCCGCCGTAAAGGCTGGCGGCGCTATCTGCCGGAGTACGAGGATATGACTGTACAGGAGTTCGCTCATGAGCATCCCTATGGCGTCTATCTGCTGGCCTTGGACACTCACATCGTCTGCGTCTTTGACGGGCGCATCGTAGATACTTGGAACAGCGGCGGAAAGACCGTGCTGTATTACTGGATGGAGGATTGAGTATGCCGTATCAATATATGCCCGGCTATCAGCCGTATTATCAGCCGCCCATGGCGGACCAGCTTGCACAGCTTCGTGGGGCGCAGTATCAGCCCATGCCCCAGCAGATGCCGCAGGTACAGCCCCAGCAGGCGCAGGTCAGCGGGCAAAGCATGGTGTGGGTAAACGGTGAGCAGGAGGCTATGGGCTATCTGGTGGCCCCCAATTCCGCTGTGGCCCTGTGGGACAGCAACGCCCCCACCATCTATCTCAAGCAGGCGGATGCCAGTGGAAAACCATCTATCAAGGTCTATGACTTGGTGGAGAGAAATGCCCCCACGACGGCCCCTGCTGCCCCGCAGGCGGCTCCCGTGGAGTATGCTACCAAGCAGGACTTGGAGGCCCTTGCGGCCCGTGTGGAGGCGTTGAGCGCCAAAGAAAAGCCCGCCCGCAAAGCGGCAGCAAAGGAGGATGCGGAATGAACCCCTTTTTCCAGGCGATGGGCGGCAACAGACAGCCCAACATGATGCAGCAGTTTCAGCAGTTCATGAATCAAATGAAAGGCAAGGACCCCAACGCCATGATACAAGAGATGGTATCCTCTGGACGCATTTCCCAAGATCAGCTTAACCAGGTCCAGAAACAAGCCCGGCAGATGCAGGGAATGTTTGAGGGGATGCGGGGGATGTTCGGCAAGTAACCTTCTAACTCTCTAATTACTCTCAACTACTTGAGAGTTCTTTACAGTATCAAATTTCCGGCCGGAATTTGAAATAAAACTACAAAGGAGATAACACAATGAGTCTTTCTTCTGACGGAGCGGTCATGACCATGCCCGTGCAGCCTGCCTATCAGGGCGGAAACGGCGGTTTCGGCGGCTGGGGCGGCGATTGGGCCTCCTGGATTATCTTGTTCCTGATCTTCGGCATGTTCGGCTGGGGTGGCTATGGCGGCGGCTGGGGTGGTAACTCCGGCAATGGCCTGGGTTCTCCGTCCGGTCAGGGCTGGGCGACCCGCGCGGATATCAACGAGGGCTTCGCCCTGAACGGCCTCCAGAACGGCCAGACCTCCATCCGGGATGCCGTGAGCAACGGCTTCCATGGCGTGGATACCGCTGTGTGCAACCTGGGCTATCAGACGCAGGCGGGCTTTAACGCCCTCGGCGCCCAGCTGGCGCAGTGCTGCTGCGATACTCAGCGGAGCATTGACGGTGTCCGCTATGACATGGCTACTCAGGCTTGCGATACCCGCAACACCATCCAGTCCAGCACCCGCGACATCATCGACAACGCCAATGCCAACAGCCGCGCGATCCTGGACTTCCTGACCCAGGACAAGATCGCTACTCTGACGGCTGAAAACCAGAGCCTGAAGTTCCAGGCTTCTCAGGCGGCTCAGAACGCTTTCTTCACCGCTAATCAGGAGGCCCAGACCGCTGAACTGATTCGCCGCATCAACCCCATGCCGGTCCCGGCCTATCAGGTGCCCAATCCTTATGCCGGATGTGGCTGCAATCCTTGCGGCTGCGGCTGCTAAAATCCAATACATCAACTTTCCGGCATGACCGGAATGTTCGGCCCCGTGCCGATTTTGAACCATGCGGCGGGGCAACAGCCTCGCCGCTATCTTTTTGAAAGGAATGAAGTTTATGGCTGAATACAGCAACAGCGCAATTGTAACCGTTGCCGCTGGTCAGAACGTGCCTTTTACCGAGGAGGCAAACACAGGCAAGCCCTGCATTGTGCATCGGGAAGGCGCTGGGCTGGTGACTCTTCGCGGGCTCACGAACCAGTGTCGGGCAAAATTCAAAGTCTCCTTTGGAGCGAATATTGCTATCCCCACCGGTGGGACCGTGGAGGCCATCACGGCAGCGATCTCCATCAATGGTGAGGCGCTGAACGCTTCCACCGCTACCATCACCCCGGCTGCCGCAGAGGATTTCTTCAATATTTATGTTTCCGCTGTGGTGGATGTCCCTCGTGGCTGCTGTGTTACCGTAGCCGCCCGAAATACCAGCACCCAGCCTATCCTCGTTGCCAACAGTAATTTTATTGTTGAGCGCATCGCGTGAAAGGAGAAAAACATGAGAGAATACAGTGAAGTCAGAGAAATCCTCTGCGATCTCCTGTCTGATTCCATCAAAGACGGGAAAATTGCTATCGGTGATGTAGAGATCATCAAGAATATGCTGAGCGGCATTGAGAAGACATACAAGATTGAAATGTTTGAAGAGGATGGCAGCTACAGTCAGGCAGCCGACATGGACTCTCCTTCCAGCTATGCCAGAGGCTCCAGCTATGCCAACCGTGGCAAGCACTATGTCCGGGGCCACTACAGCCGGGACGGCGGCTACTCCCGTGACGGGCGCGGCGGATACAGCCGCCACGACTCCAAAGAGGCTATGATGGAGCAGGCTCAGGAGATGATGGATAACGCTACTACTGAGAGGGAGCGCGACGCCATTCGCCGCTTTATGTCCGAACTGGGTCGGGATTGATAGGGGGTGCCCCCTATGCTAGACCCCAAAGAGATCGACATTGAGATTGCACGTCTCGAATATGGAGAAAGCAGCTATCCCGCATACGCTAAATTGGCAACCTTGTACACCATCAAGAACCAGATGCAGAAGCAAGAACCGGAAATGCAAAATCGCACCTATGAGCAAGCCTATTCTGCGGCTCCGGCTGAAATACCTGTAGAGGTCGGGAGATACGGAGACAGCGAATTTCTCCGCGAGGTTGAAGGGAGAAACGAGGAGCAGGTATGGGGCATTATGGATGACTTGATGGACACGCTACAAGTTGCTAACCCCCGTGTGTATAACGGGGTAATGCGGAAGATTAGAGGATTGTAATGTTACTTACACGTTACTAACAAACATAAAATCTTTTGAATAAAGAGAAACCCTAGAACCTTTGCGGCTCTAGGGTTTTCTTTGGTGGAGACTACTGGACTCGAACCAGTGACCTCCTGCGTGTGAAGCAGGCGCTCTAACCAGCTGAGCTAAGCCTCCATACGGATATGTAATTTTTTTCTGCCCATAAGACGCCGTGCACAACGGCGTCCTATGGGATGGTGACCCGTACGGGATTCGAACCCATGTTACA